GAGCCGCTGACAATCGCTTTTAAGCGCGTGAAGTAATGGACAGACTGCTGAGATCGGAGATTGTGGCAGAGGTCAGGAAGTCGATGACTGAGATTCTGGAAGTGGCCAATGAGCGTTGGCTGACTGGCGACGAGCTGTGCGAGCAGTTCCAGATGTTCTCGAAAGGTTGGTTGAAGGCTTATGGCGACCGCCTGCCACGTCAACGTGCGGAAGTGATGGACGATGGCATGAAGGTGAGCCGCTGGGCATACCCGCAACATCGCATCGCCAGGATGATACAGGAAGGAACCATCAAGGAACTCTGAATATATAGGTCAACAGAAGTAATGTATGAAACATAGGCTTTTTTAATCACAGATTAACCAAACCCCAGCCCGCCGTGATGGTTCGCTGGTTTTACAGAAGACCCAATATTACAGTTAATTCATATATCGAGATTTTTTAAGTTAGACACAAATTTGATTATTTGGCACCGAGCGCGGTGACCTCCCATTCGGATTAATAATGAAGTTTTACTATTATCCCCTGCCATCCGCGAGGCCCGCAGGTTTTTAACGAAGAAACTACAATCAATCATCAGGATAAGACATAGGTGGGAGTAGCTCAGTTGGTAGAGCAGCAGAGTTTGACATTGCGGCTGTGGCGCATGTAGGCTGCGTAAGGTCTGTAATTCTCTGGCTTGCGGTGGTTCGAGTCCACCCTCTTACACAAACGCCGAGGGACGTGCAGTGTGCAATCCCAGTAAGTAGGCAAAATCATTTGTTGAGATCACTGAGGAGGTACAGCAGCCAGGGCGCAAGCCTGTACGTGTATCGAATCGAAACGGCATCGAAAGAGACCGACAAGCTGAAGGAGTGGAAAGAGACGGTACCCAATCCGTAAGTACAGCCGGAGGCGACAAGGTAAGTTCCGAACCCCGCAGCGGCCACGAGTTGGCCCCGACATGCAAAGAATAAGGCGGGAAGGTAGTAGTGTAAGGCCGAGGGAATGGTGGGAGAGAATGAAAGCCGAATGAGCCACGGTAATAGTGGTGTATTAAACAGAACTAACAAACGATTTATCAGAGCAAGTCCAATAGTGCGGCTGGGTTTCGTGCTGGCATGGCTTCCAGCAGCTTGCGATGAGTGATTGTTCAATATATATATGGTGTCGTGTAGCTCAGATGGTCAGAGCGATAGGGTGTGCTTATAGGTCGCGGGTTCGAGTCCTGCCACGGCAACGAATTAACGATTAACTCCAAAAACGTAAATAATATGGAAAAGAAGAATCTTTGCGACAATCAGGAGATGAAGTACATCCTGCGTCAGATTGGCTTTGGTGCCATCATGGGCATTGCATTTTTGGCAACAGTGTTTATCGGTGGGCTGTTGGCTCACTTTGTGAGTGGGCTCTAACCCTTTATAGTAAAAAGGGTAGTGACCTTTATAGTTAGTATAAACGTATTTAATCAGTATATCAATGGAATTTCAAGGAAGAATCGCAAAGCTGCTGCCCATCCGACAAGGTGTGAGCCAGCGCACTGGCAACGCATGGAAATCGCTGCCATTTATTTTTGAGTATTTTGAGCACGATTCGGATCGCTATGCCGACAGCGTGATGTTAGAGACATTCGACACCAAGGTCATCGACAATCTCCAGGAAGGTATGGAGGTGATTTGTGGATTCGGGCACAAGACCCGCGAGTACACGAAGGATGGCAAGACGATGATCATCAACGACATCCGGCTCTACAAAATTGAAAGCGTGCGCAAGGCGAAAAATCAGCCCGTACAGCAGGCGAACGGTCAGTCGGTGGAACAACAACAGCAAGCCCCTTACGCAGCACCATTCCCGCCACAGGTTGATGCAAACGGTAATCCAATCAATGATCAGGGAGGTGAAGACGATGGCCTGCCATTCTGATGACTATTTCAGCGAGTGGTGGCCAATAGAGGTCACCACTCTCAATTCTGAGAGCGTATGAACTACGAAGAGATACAAAAGGCCGTCGGCAATGCCGCTGCCATCTTCAAGCTCGTTTGTGGTGTCGGTAACAATGCCGCGTGGGTGGTGATGATGGAGGGCTACGGCCACGCACGACGCTGCAAGGCATTCCGCAGAAGCCTGCAAGGAGGCCACACCATCGGCTGGTACTTTAAGAGAGCTGTCAACGACTTCTACCAGTATGAGCGGCACCTGCTCACCACTCAGACAAACCGCATGTTCCATATGGCTGACATGAGCGACGATGTGCGACGCAAGTACGGCAACATCAGCAATGAGGAATATTACGAGTTTTGGAAGGGTGTCGGTGTTGTCGCCTACCACAAGACCAAGCCGCTGATCACCTCGCTGGTGAATAAGTACCGTCTGAGCCTCTTAGAGCACGGCGTGAAGGACGCTGAGCACGTAGCCTGGGTGATGGCAGCACAGGCCGCGCTCGACCTCGCAGGAGCCATGTATGAGAGTGCCATGAAGGAATGCGAGAACGGGCTGGAGTTGCATCGCAAGGTACTCGACGAGGTGTTCAACCAATTCTCGCTGAAGACCATCTCAAAGGACTGGATGCGGGCACTAATGCTGTTGGCACCTGAGACCGACCCCATCAAACTGTCAGACGTGGAAGAACGAAACATCGACTTTGGACTGCAACAGCTGATGGAGGCGTGGCTCGATCCCGAACTGCTCTATTCGTCGGCATCAGGAGCCGTTGACGACTTCAACGAGATATTCGCATCGAATGGTTTTGTGAAGAAGGTACAGCGCGAGATTGCCGAGGTGAAGGCCGAAACACTGAGAGAAATCAATAAGGAACTATGAACGAAGAGAGTAACAATTTACCACAAACTGCGACACCTGAAGAATTGGCGTGGCAACGCATACGGCCCTATCTGCTCGATCCGCGTGAGAACTACCCAGAGCCATACTACATGCTTGAATACAACGGTGTGCCGTTCTCCAAGATCGGTGGCATGGGAGCCATGTCAGGACAGAAGAAAAACGGAAAATCATTCGTTTTCACTGAACTGATAGCCGCTATCGTTGGCGACGGGTGCGATCGGGTATCGCAATACCTTCCAGGACTGCGAGTTCCTGAGCGCACCATTGAGTATCTTGGTCACAAGCCGAAAGCACTATACATCGACACTGAGATGGAGAAATTGTCGAGTGCGAAGGTCATGCGGCGTGTACACTGGCTCTGCGATGTGGATATGAACCAACCATTCCCTGAAGACCGATTCGCGGTGCTTTGGCTGAAGAACATGCCGAGGAATGAGGACAAACGGCCATACATCCAACGTTTCGACCTCATCAAGACCGCCATCGAGATGATTCAGCCCGATGTGGTGTTCATCGACGGTCTGCGTGACCTTGTAGCAAGTATCAACGATGAAGAAGCAGGCACGACTATTCTCGACTACTTCGGCAGTATCGCTGAAGAACGAAACCTGTCGATATGGCTTGCATTACACCAGAACCCATCCAGAAACAATGAAGTGGAAGATGCCAAGATGCGTGGCTGGATCGGCACGGAGTTAGGAAACAAGGTTAGCGACACGCTGGTGAGTATCAAGACCAAGACTGCCAATGGCGTGACATTCACAGTAAAGCAGCAGGATGCGCGAGACAAAGACCTCGACGATTGGAAGTTTGAGATTACCGACGATGCCGGAAACCTTGGTATTCCACGTATCACGAACAGCGGCACGAATATGCCGTCTAAATCTAAGGAGCAAGTCACCTGCGACGATGTGACCGTCATTCGTGGGTGGATTGAGCAGGCAAAGGACATGTATGAATGGCCGATGACTCGCGCTGATGTCAAGAAAACCATCTTTGGAGAGATTGGCGGGCAGAAGAATAAAGACCGACAGCAAGCCGATCTTATGGCAGCTATCAACATGGGTTATCTGGAAGAATCGACCATCAAGCAGAACGGCTACTACATGTTGCAACCACCTGATGACATGCCATTCTAAAACTGTGACCCAAATCAGATGGTATCCCTAAAGGGATACCGATTCCGTGACCTAATGGGCGTGAGGTCACGAGCCCCCTGCCGCCGCATAGAGGCGCGGCTGGGGCACGAGACACCACCACGCGCCACGCGCACGCACATGCGTTTGGCTTTACAATATAATTTTTATCGAAGACTATGCCTAAAATCGACAAACAGATTATCGACAAGATTCTTGATACGGCGAAGATCGAGGAGGTGATTCAGGACTGCCTCGGAAGTTATGGCTCAGGCAACCGCGCCGGACTGAAGAAGACAGGAGTCAGATACAAGGCTCTGTGCCCGTTCCATGATGACCGTTCGCTCGGTTCGTTTATCGTCTATCCAAAGGGCAACTGTTATAAATGCTTTAGCTGTGGCGCGAAGGGTGGCGTGGTGGAGTTCCTGATGAACCACGAAAAGCTAAGTTATCCAGATGCAATCAGATGGCTTGGTAAGAAGTACAATATCGACGTGGATAATGTGGACGTGGATTGGACGTACACACCAAAGCCAGCACCGCCACCGATGCCGACGCTCGAACTTCCAATGCCGATGGTGAAGCGCACGCAGGCAGACCTATCGACAGACAACCTCGTGACGTGGATTCGCAAGGGCATCAACTGGGACTATGTGCAACGTGCCAGGGTAGAGCAGATGCTGAACGATTATCATGTGGGTCACGGCAAGAACGGTCACACGATCTTCTGGCAGATTGATGAAAATGGCAAGGTGCGCACAGGTAAGATGATGAAGTACAGAACAGACGGACACCGCGACAAACAAGCG